AGGCGTCGAGTGGAAGATGGGGGTGAGGTACTGTCCGTTGATGAAGAAGTAACGGGCACCCTTGTCAATGGTGTCGGTGCCGGTTTCCGTGCCGCCCTTGGTGACCGTCTGGCCGTTGCGACCGGCGAGCGAGTTGGTCACCGAGGATGCCGCGGCGGGGAAGATGGCGGCATCGTCGAGGTTCGAGCAGTATTCCACGGGAATGCCGCTGAACGTCGGGGTGTTGTAGGCGCTGTCCTGCGCGCTGACGAGCATGTCGTTCGTCGCACGGAGGGCGCGCTTGTACTGGTTGATGCCATCACGCGAGCAGAGGATCATCTGCCGCTGGAAGTTCGTCTCCTCGAAGTACTGACGCTGCGTCAGCGGAGCCTTGAACTGCACCTTCAGGTACATCTCGTCGAACGCGCCGAACAGGGAATGCACCGTGCGCGCGATGCTGGCATTCGCGTTGTGGCCCGTGTAGTCGCCAGCCGCCTTGATCGTGGCAACGTCGTTGGCGGTGGTCGCATTGCGGTTGTAGAACGAGATCTGGTTCGACCAACGGATGTCGCTCGTCGGGTCGATGCCGAGGATGTTGGTCCAGCCGGTCGGGCGACCGCCGCGCTCACCGAGGGTGACGCTGCTGTTGACATGCTCGGTGATGAACGACGGGAGGGAGTACGGCTCCTTGCCGCCAGTCTCCATGTTGGAGTAGTTGGCGTAGGGAGACTGCCACAGGTCATTCTCGATGCCGTTGAGCATGGAGGTCCACATGCGCATCTCCTTGACGCGCTTGAGACGCTTGTACATGACCTTGGCATCGCCGTCGTTCAGTTCGACCTCCTGATCGGTCCACGACATGTAGTCCATGCTGAAGCGCCACGGGGCGGTCAGCGTGTCGGTGACCTGCGGGTTGTTCCAAGTGAACGTGTCGTTCGGCTGGTACTTCTGGTAGGTCGAGGCGTCGTCGAAGACGATCACGTCCTTGATGGACGTTCCGCCCTGAACGAGCGTCTCGCTCGCCTTCTCCTTGAGCATGCGGGAGAGGACGTAGTTGTTCTTGACGGCCTCGTTGATGACGGCATCGGCGGACTTCAGGTACGCAGGCCCGGTGGACTGCATGAAGTCATTGAACTGGGTGATCGAAGGCATGGTGCCTCCTCCTTATCTGCGGGTAGCGGGACGGAGGCGACTGCCACCGCCCGACATGATCTGGTCAAGGATGTCGTCGTCCTCGTCGCGCGGCGGCGGCTTCACCGGTGGCGTCGCGCCCTTCGGGGCGGTCGGCTGGCTGGCACGCACGTTCGGCGGCGATGACGGCTTCGATCCAACGATGGCCGAGTAGGCGGCAGCGGCGAGTTCGTCGACGCTTCCGTATCCGCCCGGCTTTGCAGCCCCGAGTTCCGACATCTTCGCGAGGACCGCGTCGTAGGACGGGGACTTTGCCCCATACTGGAAGCGGAGCGATGCGTCGGCTGCACGGGCCTGCGCAAGCAGCAGTTGCTCCTGCATCTGCGCCTGCTGCTGCTGGAAGGCTTGGCGGACGGGAGCGACGAGGTCCTCGCCGTACGTCTCCGCCATCTGCGCGAACGGGTCATTCGCGGGCTTGGCCTCCGCCGCAGGCGTGTTGTCCTGCTTCGGCGCTTCCGCTGCCTGCCCCTTCGACAGTTGCTCCTCCAACTGCTTCATCCGACCGCCATACGAGTCAACGTCCTTCTGGCGCTTCGCAGCCGATTCCGCCCACTTCGCGAGCGTCTCGGGAGAAGCCGAGGCGATGACCTCGTCGGGTACGCCGTCCCTCTTGAGGACCTTGGCGACCGCTTCACGGTCGAATGCGGGTGCAGCGGGTTCCGGTTCCGGCACGAAGGGAGCAGCGGACGAATCCACGTCTGCCTCCTTGTCGTCGTCGGACTCGATGCTTCCGAGCAACTTCGCGAGGATCGCGTCGTCATCGTCGATCGGTTCGGCCATGCTGGCCTCGATCAAGTGCGATTCGTCCTGCTTCGGCTGCTCCCCCGTCCCCGCGGACGGAGTCTCGGCCTGCACGATGGGTTCAGCGTCGCTGTCCATGTCAGTCCTCTGCTCTCACGAAGCCGTTGCGGGAGGCAACGTTGCGCTCCTCGCGTCGGCTGTGGATGATTGGATGTCCCTGCGAGTCGCACTTCACGCCCGGAAGGTTCCGGGGAAGCGCGTGGCTGACGTAGGGATAGGTGTTCCGGGTGAAGTTCGGGCTGACCTGCGTGCCGCTCGGGACTCGGGTGACGATGCCGAACAGGGGATGCTCGTACGTCGAGCCGATCCCCGGCGCATCCCGCATCGGGAGAACGCATTCGATGACCTTGCCGTCCTTCGTCTCGAACTCGTACGCTGGCATCATGCCCTCGCTGCCGCGCCCGCGATCGCAGCCTGCGCACGGGCAGGGACGACTTGAGGCTCGCCCGTAGGAGAAGGGGAAGGGCCACCGGACGGAATACCCCCCTGCGGCGGACCTGCCGGGGACGGGGCCTGCTGCGCCTGATTCATCTGGCGAAGCACGTCCTCGTCGATGAAATCCTGCATCTGCGGGACGTTCTGCGCGTCACCGAGGAACGACAGGAGGTCGCGCCACTTGACCCACGGCATTGCGGGAATGGCCTGCGCCGCGGTCGTGATGACCTGAAACGTCTCGATGGCGCGCTTCTGCGCAAGCATCTCCGACGTTCGCTCCATGCTATAGGCGTCCACGTCGACCTGCATGTCTTCCCACGTCCCAACCTTCAGTCCGCCTTGGAACACGGGATCCAGCATCCCCGCCCCCCGGGCGTCCTCCCCTCCGACCGGAAGGACGATCCGGGAGTCGTGGAACATGTACCAGCCGACGTTGCGGAACACCGTGTCCATCGCGTCCTGAAAGGCGCGCTTCAGGTGGGCGATGCGCATGGTGCTTGCGGACTCCGCCACGGCAACCTCCGTCGCGGAGGCGCTTCCGGCGATGTTGCCGCGCATGGCGTCGGACATGCCGAGCGCACGGTCAAGCCGCTCCTTGGCAGTCTCGACTGACTGGATGTGCTGGTTGGTGCTGCCGCCGACCTCGACGGGCTGGAGGCTGCGCGCGTCAAGCCCGGCCTCCGCGAAGACGTACATGTCCGGGGCGTTCACCACGTCCTGAAGGAACTTCGGGTTCTTGGCGTCACCGACGAGGATGCGCTTGTACCGCTTCTGGTTCTCCTGCTGGCTCAAGGCCATGTCGTTGCAATACTGGATCTGGTCGCGGCACGCGACGATCGGGGACAGCGGGTACGGGTCGTTCGGGACGCTGAACGCGCCGAAGACGACGTACGGGCCGGTCGCCGGTCCGTAATAGGGCAGCGGCTTGCGGATGAACTCGCACTGGCAGTCGCCGGAACCGCCTTGGTACTTGGCGATCGTGTAGATCGTGCCGTTGAAAAGCGCGTCGTCCGTCGCCTCGTCGATCAGTTCGGAGGCGGCATCGTGCAGTTCGGGGACCCAGATCTCGTAGATCGCGAGTTCGCGGCGCTCCGGAACGTCGCGGTTGTCGCGCAATTCGTCGACGCCGTTGTTGGTCGCGAGGCCCTCGATGGCCTCCTTGTTCCACGTCTCGTCGACCTCGGCGCGAAGGAGCAGGTCCTCCTTGTCGCACACCCAGACGTGCCCCATCCACCGCGCCTCCTCCCAGTGCATCGCGGCAGGGTCGATGATGAACCTGCACGGGTCGATGCGGTAGGCGCGCGGGAGGTACGGGCCTGCGGAATCCCACTTGCGCTCGTCGCCCTTCGGCTCGTTCACGACGAGCGCGACGCCCCATCCGAGGAGCATGTCGGTGGCGATGCGCTCGATCGTCTGCCGGATGCGCGTCATGCGCGACCAGCGGTTGAGCGCGGCCTTCATCGCGACGCAGGCGGTCTGCTGGACATGCGGGCGCGCGCTGGTGACGCGGACCTTCGGGTTGTCGTGGATGATGCGCGGAAGCACCATGCTGACGTACGCATGGACCGCGTTCTCCGGGTGGTTCGCGCCGTACCCGTCGCGGTAGCCCTGACCGCAGAACCACTCGCGCAGTTCCTTCGAGGTCTGGACGTGCTGGTCGCGGAACCACTCGGCGCGGTCGATCTCGTCCCTGATCGCGGAGATGTTGGTGAAGTCAAGCATTCGCCTTCGCCTTCGCCTTCGCAGGCACGTCCCGCATGGAGGCGACCTTCGCCTCAAGCGCGGCAACCCGGGCCATCAGCGAGATGACCGCGGAATGGTCGGACTGCGGGACGCTAACGGCAGGAACCGCATTCCCGGATACCTGCCTGATGACCTTCTCGCCCTCGACCGGGTCAAGGTCGATCTTGACCCCGGTGGCGAGGGAGACGCGGATGCGCCCGCCGATGTCGTCGATCTGGTCGATTGCGTCGACCGGGAAGAAGGTCTGGCGGACGCGGACGAACATCATCGGCCCTTCGCCTTCTTCGCTGGCTTCTTGGACGACGGGAGGCGGCAACCGTACTTGCGGCACAGGGCGATGCCACCGAAACCGCCGAGCACGGCCGCTGCGAGGCACAGTGCGATGGTGTCGATCACTTCTTGCCCTTCTTCTTGGCGCGGGCGGGAAGGCGCTTCATGGACTTCGTCTTGGAAGCCATCTCCTTCGCGATGCGCGGGTGCTTGGCGAACATGAATCCCTGCTGCGCCTTGGACTTGAACGGCATCAGCGGCCCTTCGCCTTCTTCATGGGCTTGCCGGACTTCTTGGCGTACTCCATCGCCTCGTGCTTGCCCTTCGCGGTGTACGGGAACTTCTTCTTTCCGACCTTCGGCATCACTTGCCTTTCTTCCAGCCGCGCTTCATTGCGGCATAACTCTTCGCGCTGACTGACTTTGCAGACTTGGGGCGCGAGATCCCGAGTTTGCGACGCTTGTTGATGTTCCCGACGAGCGAGTTCTTCGCCATGTCAGCACCCCCACCGTGCGCGTGCCGCCTTGCCGCGCTCGCCCTTCCATGACCGGCTGCGGGCGCAGAACGACTTGTGGCGCGGGTTGTCCTTGTCCTTGGTCGGGGCCTGCAACTTGCTGCCGGTGGCGCGGTTGTACTTGGCCCTGCCCTTGGCGGTCAGCCCCGCGCCCTGCGACACCGGGAGTTTCTCCCCACGCCCGACCGACAGGTTCGGGCCACGCTTCCTCGCCATCACTCCTCGCCTTCCTCGTCGATCGCAGGGAGGAACGACCACACGGGGGTCCGCTCACCGACGTACGCAGCGACGATGTTGTGTTCCAGATGCTCCACGGCGTCGTCGTAGTCCATGCCTTGGTCGTTCACCAAGATCTGAACCACGCGGTGGGTGTCATAGACGACCCTGTACTCGCCGGAACGCAAATCGCGAGTTATGCCGATCACGGCGTCGTCCAAGCCGTCCGCGAACAGCGTCTCGACCTCACATTCGTCGCACCATTCACGGACACGGTCTGCGTTTGCGATCATCGGAAAACCTCCCAGTGCTTGAGCAGGTCGCCTGCGGAGCCGTCAGGGTACACGTCATCCTGCTGCCCGGGAACTGGCGCGTCGTCGATGGCGAGCCACGCCAGCGCGAGCGCGATCACGCGGTCGCCGTGGTTCTCCCGTGCGCCCGTCGATTCGTCCCGGAGCCTGCCGGGGATGACGCGCCCGTTGCCGTCGAGGACGTAGGCGAGCATCTCGTCGAGGGTACCCGTGCAGGGAACGATCACCTCGCCCTGCTGCACCGCCCTCGACAGGTTGCCGAGCAGGATGCGCTTGGACGACTCGCTCGACACCCACCCGACCCTGTCGACGATCCCGTGGGTCGACTTGCCCTCCCTGCGCGGCTTCCACACCCGGTGGAACCGCTGCGCCTCGAAGTCCCGCTGGAGGCTCTGCCCGGGACCGTTGACCTCCCACGCCACCACCGCCTCCCTGAACGCACCGCGGCACACGTCCGCCACCTCCGCGGCAAGGTCCGCGGGCGTTATGTTGGCGTCGACCATCATCGCCACCAGTTGCCGCGACGAGGCATCCACCACCGCCACCGCGCTGGCGTGGTTCCCCGTCCCGTAGGCAGGGTCCATTCCGACCGTATACGAGCCAACTTCGTCGCATGTCCCCCATAGACGCCACCGTCCGGTCGGGCTGTCGACCCAACGGCCCTTGACCCAATTGGCACGGCGAGGCTCACGCCCGAACTCCCGCCTGTGCGCCGTCACCGACACGCTCGGGAAGAACGCGGCACCGGCACCCATCGCCTCCGCGAACACGTTCTGGGCAAGATCGACCTTGTCGCGCTTGCGCAATTGGTCACCGAGCCACGGGGTCCAGACGTAAGTGCCGCCAGTGGTTCCAGTAACGGTTCCGTCGAAGTCCACCCGCGTCTCCGCACCCACCGCCTTCTCGGGGTGATGCCAGTACAGCATCTCGACCAATTCAGGGTTCCCCGTCCCGCGCGCCTCCGACACCAACTTGTCGTACCGCGTCCCGTAACCGATCGGAGTGGAAAGCGCGATGCGGCAAGAGGTCGTGTCCGATGCCGACCGCCACGCGGCCTCGTCGTCCTCAAGCGCCGCGAACTCGTCAAACAGCACGAACGTCCGCCGACCACCACGACCGATGTGCGCACCGCTCGCCTGACCGGCAATCGTCGCCCCGCTCGACGGGTGACGCAAGACCATGTGCTGCCTGAACGACCCACCCTTGCGCATCTGGTCCGCAGTGCATGGCAACAACCACGCAGGCTGGCTGCTGATGATGTAATCGACCTTCCAGAACAGCGAGTCAGGGTCGCCCGTCCGGTCCACGTTGTCCTCAACCCGCGACACCAACAGGCTTTGCCACCCATGAAACAACCACCCCCACGCCGCCAAGCCAACCACCAACCACGACGCACCCATGTCGCGTGACTTGCGGATCACCACGTCACGGCCATCCTTCACGCACGCCCCCAACTTCCGGATCGCAGACACCTGCACAGGCCACGGAATGAACGGAACGTCCCTCACAACCGCAGGACGCTCGCGACCGTCAGGACCCGTCTCCTTCACCCGGTACGTCCACGCAGTCAACGCCAGCCACGCAGCAGGATCCTCCCTGAACAGGGCCAGCAAGTCCGCACGTTCCTGCTCGTTCGTCGCAGATACGATGAACTTGCGCAACTCAAGGAGTTCCGCAGGATCCGTCG